GATATAAAATATGACTACTCCACAAATTCAAAATGATCCAATCTATCTTTTGCCCTACTTGTATATTAGTGGCTTAAATATTTCTGTTGCTTCAACAACTGTTCTAGCAATAGCGCCGGGTCAAGCACGTGATTCCAGCGATAATATTGATATGCCAGTTGGATTTCCCAATTTACAGGGTAATACAGTACCGGCTACTCAATTCCAAAATTTTATTCCACCTTTATTTATCAATAGCGCAGTGAATGGTGCTAATGGTCTAGACCAAGGTTCTTTAATCGCAACAATGGATTATGCAATTTATCTTATCGGTGATTCTCGCGGTTATAATCCAGTGGCTGCCATTTTAACTTTAACCAGCAATGCATTTCCTTTATTGCCATTAGGTTATGATTCTTATCGCTTGCTTGGATTTGTTCAAACTGATGGTTCAGTGCATTTTGTTGCATCTTCTACCAATCCATTAAATGCTAGAAACTTGCGCGCTTATTATCTTAGCCCCGCTGTTTCAGTATTATCCGGTGGTAATGCAACATCCTTTACCGCTATCGATTTATCAACACCAATCCCAACAACTACATCGAGAGATGTTATTGCTTTATTGCAAGTGGTATTCACTCCATTAGCCATTGGTGACACAGTACAATTCCGCCCGACTGGTGAAGGCACACCTCAAACTGCTGGATTGGTGACTATCCCAGGTGTTGCTGCTGGTATTGCTCAGACCCAATATCTCCAAGTGATATGTGGTGTTGGAAGTAGCAAACCTGAAATTGATTATAAGGTAAGTGTGAGCGGTGATTCTGTAAGTGTATTAGTCGTTGGATATGCTTATATCCCAACGAGCTATGTTCCTTAATGAAATAAGGAGGGTTGTATGGCATATACTGCTCAGCAACTCATATCGCGTGCTTGGTATTTATCAGGAATAGTCGCCCGTAATCTTCAAGTGGATACGGGCGACCAAAGTTCTGATGGCCTTTATCTTCTTAATGCGCTTCTCGACTTTAAACAAATTGAAACTGATCTGATTCCCTATTGGCAATATATAGAGATGCCACTTGTCGCAGGCCAGGAATTTTATTTCCTGCCGTATGTCGCAGCACTAGAATCAGTAACATTCAATATTGATGTAGTGCGTTATCCTATGGATATGGTCACTCGGCGCAATTATTATGGTTCTGCGCGTGTGGATAATATTACAAGTTTGCCATTTAGCTGGAATTTCAATCGTGCTAAAGGTGGTGGCAATCTTGCAATGTACTTTAAGCCAGACACCAATTATGTCATGAAGGCCATGGCTAAGATTTTTCTCGTGGATGTAGCTCTCAATACAGACCTTACAAATATTACAGAAACAACACCATATACTTTTGTTAATAGCTCAAATCAAGGGTATGACACAGGATATATAGAATATTTAAGATATAGTCTTGCTGAATACATGACATCGGAATATGGCATTATATTTAATCCACAATCCGCAAAAATACTTACTGCAATGAAGCGCAAGCTTATGTATATATCGCCGCCTGATTTGTCGATGATAAAGACGACTATATTGACTGCGGATGGTCAAACAGGATACAACTGGGGAGATGTAAATATTGGCCGCGGGTATCGTCCAAGTTGATGATTTTATTGAAACTTTTATTTAATTTGATATTCATTAGATATACATTTATAATATAATCTCTTTTTAACTTGGAGACATTTAAATGTCTGATGATATAACTGTAACAACAGTAAGAATGAAGAAGCGAACAGTTGAACAAATAGAAGTATTAAAAGACCAAATACATGCAGCTAGTTTTTCAGATATGATTAGAAGATCAGTTGATATTAGCGATATGGTAATTGGTGCAATAAAAAAAGGTGGTCGAATAATTGTTGAAGATAAAAAAGGAAAACAGAGTCAAATATTAATATCGGGAATTCACGGGGTGTTTAATGAATCACGATAAAGACTTGATAAAAGATGACAAGACATTTGTTAAAGATGATATTACGCCAAAAGATCTTCTTAGATTTGCTCAAGGTATTTTAATTGTAATATCATTTATTTTTATATTAAGTGGGATAAGTGAGATATTTTCGCCTAACAATAATATATTCGAAATATGTAAAACAATATTGCCTCAATTGGCTATGTTGATAATGGGGTTTTATTTTGGTAAGACAAAATAAACTAACAACCAAGGATGGTTTAACCTTGGAGAAATAAAATGATTACAAATGAAAATTATGTAGACCATGAAGTAAGAATAAGAATATTGGAAAATATTGCAAAAGGAATAGATGGAAGATTTAATCGATTGGAAGATAAAATTGATTCACATTTTAAATGGATTTTAGGAACAATAATTTTATTAATTATAACTATATTAACATTTATAGCGATGAATAAGTTTTCATAAAATAACGCATCATAGCCAAGGAAGGCATTATGATACAGAGAGGACAGAATTTTAAGTCAATGCCTTTAAACATTGTGGGCAGTTCAATCTTTGGAAGATATCAAAAAATTTCCATAGAAAAAACAGTAAACATGTTTATCAGTGATCAGTGGTTGGTTCCCTATGCTGGTTATCAAATATCTATCCCTAATCTTGGCAAAGAAGGTCGGGGTATATATACCAGTACTAAATCAGGAAGGATTGTTGTGGTATTTGATAATAAAGTTTTTCTGATTAATTTATTCTTTGATCAAAGTCTCTCAAGATCATTTGATACGTCGGCTATTCAAATCGGAAAATTAATTACAAATACTGGCGTAGTTTATATTACCGAAAATAATAAACCACAAATTTTGATTTCTGATAATCTCGGTCTTTATATTTATGATCCAACATTGTCACCTACATTCCAACAAGTGCCGAATTTAGCATTTGTTCCAGGTTATGTATCATTTCATGATACTTATTTTTTATGTGCTGCATCACAAGATAATTTCTATGCGCCCGCAGCAACGAATACATGGCGTTTATCGCAACAGAATGAAGGTATGACATGGCTTAATGATTCTGCGAGTATTGGTCTATTGCAAACGAAAGCGGATAAGACACAAGCTATTACTCGGTTTCCTTCTAAAGGTAATTTGATATTAGTATTGGGTCAAGTCGTTACTGAATTTTGGAAGGATACGGGAGCGCAATTATTTCCATATCAACGAAGCGCACAGATATCAATTGATTATGGTTGCTTAAGTCCTGCAACTGTGGTTGAGATGGATGAAATGGTTGTATGGCTTGCCGCTAATGAAAAATCGGGTCCGATTATTATGTACACAACAGGTGGTATGCCTGAGAAGATAACAACTGATGGTATCGATTATCTATTCTCGCAGTTAACTAATCCTGCTGATTCACGCGCTTTTATTTATCGTCAAGATGGACATTTGATTTATCATATTAACTTTTATACTGATAACTTGTCGCTATTCTATGATTTTAATACAAAGAAATTCTTTCATGCATGTGATGAGAATCTTAATTATTTTATTGCAAGTCAAGTTGCATATTTTAACAATCAATATTATTTTGTTAGCAAAAACAATGGGAATCTGTATGCATTTGATACTATATACACAACATATAATGGTGCTGAAATACCTCGAATTAGAACATGTAAAAATATCCGACTTCCATCTCAAGAATATTTTATTTTGAATGATATAGGTTTTACAATTGAATCGGGTGAAACAGATTGGCAGCAACAAAGTACAGGGCCTATTAATTTAATCACTCAGGATGGTCATAAACTTATTACACAAGGTTCTCCCATATTTCTTAAGACGCAAGATGATAATTTTCTTGTGTTACAAACAGGTGATAATATTCTTTCTCAACAAGTAGATCCTGCTGGATTTGATTATCTTATTTCAGAACAAAATGGCGTTCTTTATTCGACACCGCGTGTTGACTTTTCTATTTCGATTGATGGAGGCGCTTCATTTGGAAGTGATTTCTCTTATAATTTACCGCCAATTGGTCAACGAAAGAATCGTTTAATGTGGTGGCAGTGTGGTGCTGCAAATGATTTGGTTCCTCAATTTAAATTTTGGGGTTTAAAAAGTCGGTTCGTTGTGACGGATGGGATTTCGAATATAAGGCAGTAAAATGACAACTCAAACTAAAAAACCGGCATCGATTTTCCCTGATATTCCTGTCGGTCAACCCGCTGTTGATGAAACTGGTTATTTAACGCCAACATGGGATTTTGCTCTAAATGATATATTCCAAGGATTGCAGACTAATTTTAGCAATGAAGGTATATTATTTCCTGCATTATCGGCTTCAGATATTGCTACAATACAAGCAATCTATACACCATTGATTGGGTCTCCATTGCCGCAGGACACGCCTGATATCAGTGGAAAGACGGTATTTGATACGACAAATAGAGTTCCTAAGATATTTGTAATAACATATGATGGATCAGGCAACATTTTAACGGCTGCTTGGAAAACATTCACATTGACTTAAAAGGATTTAAGTTATGGCATCACCACAAAGTTATTTACAACAGATTCCAGGTCAACTAACGCCTTATTACCAGCCTTATATGGATGCCGGCACAGGGGCTATGACCAACCTACAAGGTCAATATGGGCAACTTATCAATGATCCAGGTGCCAAATTCAATCAAATAGGGCAAAGTTTTCAGCAATCCCCTGGTTTTAATTGGCAAATGCAGCAAGCACTTCAAGGCGCAAATCATGCGGCTGCGGCTGGCGGAATGGCGGGATCTCCCGAACATGAACAACAAAATGAATCAGTTGCAAATAACTTAGCCAACCAAGATTATTATAACTATATGGATCATGTTATGCCTATGTACACTGAAGGATTGCATGGCGAACAAGATTTGATGCATCAAGGATACAATGCAACAAAATCTTTGACGGATCAAATTGCGCAAGAATTGTCTCAATCGGCAAGATTACAATATGGTGAAAATGCATCTAAAACAGCGGCAGAATCTAGTATTTTTGGTGGCGTTGCAGAAGGTGCTTCAATGGCAGCAATGATGAAATACTTGCCAGTGTTAGCGGCAGCATAATAGGAGAATAAGAATGCCATTTACAGCGCTTGATTATCCTGTATTAACACCTGAGCAAACCAATCCGATAGCGGGCGCTATTAGTGGTATGATGAGAGGTGTTAAAGAAGCACCTTCATTTTATACAAGCATGGTGAAAGCCAAATACGCATTACCTGAAGAGCAACAAGCCTTACAAAAAGCTATTTTAGAAAATAAATGGTATGGTCCTGATAAACAATCTGAAATAGGATTAAGAGGTGCGCAAGCAGGATTATATAACCAACAAACAAAATATTATCCTCAGGTCACGCAATCTGAAATAGATTTAAGAAAAGCACAATCGGCTAATGCAAATGCAGAAGCGCAAATGAATCAGGTAAAATTAAATTATATTAGGCAAGCAACAGGACTAGGACAACCATCGCCGCAACCTGAAGCGCAACCTTCACCGCAAACACAAGCTGTTTCTACTGCATTGCAACCTTCTAATGGCCAGCAACCGGCGAATCAGCAATCACCATCAGG